CTTGATGACCATGAAAGGGTTTACTTGGAACAAATGCTACAGCCGGCAGACCGACAAACTGGCCCTTGGAATGGGCCATTTGACCAGGGCGAACAGCGAGGATTGCCTTTTCGCTGTGCAGGGAAAATTACCCGCCCGGATGGATGCAGGGATCGTTCAGTCATTCACTGCCCCGCGTCTGGAGCATTCGCGCAAACCGGATTTCGTGCGCGAAAAGCTGGTGCAGCTGCTGGGTGATGTCCCGCGCATTGAGTTATTCGCCCGCCAGTCATCGCATGGTTTCGATGTGTGGGGCAATCAGTGTGAATCGCCAGCGGTGGCGCTGCTGCCGGGCATTGCAGAGTATATCGGAGAGGTTGCTTAGCCATGAAAAACACAATTCAGGACTTAATGAATCACCAGTTCGCAATGCTGGAAACCGTCACCGACCCCAACATCAAAGGCGAACTGCTTCAGGAAGAGTTATCGAGGGCTAAAGCTGTAGTGGAAATCGTCGGGGTGATGGTGGGAACTTATCGCGTCGCCCTTGACGCTCAGAAGGCTATTTATGATGGCACAGCGGGGAATGTGCCTAAGATTATGGGGATCGAAAAATGATAGAGAAATACACTCCAGCCCAAGAATTGTTTATAAAGCAGCACATTAAAAACTCTACTGCGCGCGAATTAACTGAAATATTCAACTCTCAATTTGGTACTAATAAGAGCGTAGGGGCTATCCGCATCTGGTGCAAATCTCATGGGTTAGGAAAGCAGTTTTTAACTGAACCGCGCTATACCGATGAGCAATTGACGTTCATTTACACCAATAGAAATCTAACGAATGTTGAACTTACAGAACGGTTCAACAGGAGATTCGGTACCGATAAAAAACCTGACAATATCAAGGATGTAAAGATAGCCAGAGGATGGACTCGTGAACCGAAAGGCCGTAAGCGCGTTCTGCCACAATATATTACGGTGAAAAAAGAGAAAATTCGCCTTGATGTATATGTATACGAATGCGTTCATGGAAAACTACCAGCCGGTTATTCTGTAATCCATCTGGATAATGATTTAAATAATAACAATATCGATAATCTACGCGCGGCACCTAAAGAAATACGCCGCCTGTTCTCCGGAGCAGGTTACTCGAAAATGCCGCAGGTACTCGCTCCTGCGCTATATGCGCAGACGATGCTACGACACGCCATTAAACAACGTCTGGAACAATTAGTGGGGTGAATATGGATAACATAACTATGAAAGACACCCTACTTGAGCATGCATATCGCCGGATCGTTGAGCTCGAAAATTTGCTGCTGGTGGATGTGCCGGAAACTGTGTGGCCCGCCGAAGTCACAATGGTTTTATCGCAAGTAGAAAACTCCAGGGAACTCCCGGTGCATCACCAGCGCCGACTGCAGCACCATATCAACCGCATGTGGCTGGAAAAAATGCCGGTACCGTCAATCATCGCCGCGGCTCGTTCGCTGGCCAGCGCCATGGAGAAATACGCGTGAAAGATAGCGAAATCATCGTTGATAACTTTGCTGGTGGCGGCGGCGCCTCAACGGGCATCGAGCTGGCGATTGGTCGTAGCGTGGACATCGCGATAAACCACGACCCAAACGCTGTAGCTATGCATACCACCAATCACCCGGGAACTCTGCACTATTGCGAGTCTGTATATTCAGTGCGTCCAAAAGTAGCGACCGCCGGCCGCCGTGTTGGCTTGGCCTGGTTCTCGCCTGACTGCCGCCACTTTTCCAAAGCGAAAGGGGCTAAACCAGTTGAAAAAGCGATTCGTGGGCTGGCGTGGATCGTTATCCGTTGGGCGCTGGATGTTGGCCCGCGGGTAATGATGCTTGAGAACGTGGAAGAGTTTAAGACTTGGGGGCCACTACTGGCGGCGGAAATGCGTCCGGATCCGGACCGCGTTGGCGAAACGTTCCAGGCGTTCGTCGGCATGCTGACATCCGGAGTTCCTGCAGATCACCCTGCGTTGTTGGAATGCTGCGAGTTTCTGGAGTTGTCGCCGGATAGTGAACAGGCGAAACGCTTAGTTGCCGGGCTGGGCTATGTAGTCGATTTCCGTGAGCTGCGCGCCTGCGACTATGGCGCGCCGACCATCCGTAAGCGGTTCTTCATGTTGATGCGCCGGGACGGGCAACCAATAGTCTGGCCGGAAGCAACCCACGGGGATCCGAAATCACCGGCGGTGCTGGCCGGCAAATTGGCACCATGGCGCACAGCTGCAGAATGCATCGACTGGTCAATCCCAGCTCCGTCGATTTTTGGCCGCAAAAAGCCGCTGGCGGAAAACACGCTCCGGCGCATTGCCCGGGGCATCCAGCGCTTCGTTATCGGCAGCGCTTCACCGTTCATCGTGAAGTGCAATCACACAACGACACGCGGCAAATACGACTGTTTCCGCGGGCAATCCCTGGCGGATCCGCTGCAGACGATTACCAAAACCCACGGCTACGCAATCGCGGTACCTCATCTGACAAAATTCCGCACCGGCGCCACCGGGCAGCCAGTTACCGATCCGGTACCGACAGTAACCGCCGGCACGTCGAAACGTCCTGGAGGCAATGGTCATGCGTTGGGCATCGTTGAAGCCGAGCTGGCGCCGTTCCTGGCCGGCAATGGCGGCAGCGAGTACCAGGCTAAACCACGCCCGATCGATAAACCCGCCCACACAATCCTGAAAGAGTCGCGCGCCTGTGTCGTCGCTCCGGTTATTGCCCGGCAATTCGGTGCCAGTGTCGGCCACCGCGCCGACGTACCAAGCGCAACCATCACAGCGGGCGGTGGCGGAAAATCGCAACTGGTATCCGCATTCCTGGCGAAACATTATGGCGGGAACTATACCGGGCCGGGCGTAGGGCTGGATGAGCCAACACACTCAGTAACGACTGTGGATCATCATGCAGTGGTTGCGGCACACCTTATGGTGAACAACACCGGGCATCCCGGAGGTTCCGCGGATTCTCCGGCTCATACCGTTACGACAGGCAATCACCACGCTGTTGTAGCCTCCCACTTGGTTAAGTTGCGGGGCACCTGCCGGGATGGCCAGCGCACCGATGAACCTATGCCGACTATCACTGCCGGCGGCCAGCACGTAGGGGAGGTTAAAACGACTCTGGCGATCGAGGGCTATGACGAAGAGCGCGCACAGCAGGTGCTGGCGTTCCTGCAGCAATACTGCGGGGAGGATAGCACCGGGCTGGTGGATATCGGCGGAGTGACTTACCGCATCGTTGATATCGGGATGCGAATGCTGCAACCGCATGAGCTTTACCGGGCACAGGGCTTTCCGGAGTGGTACATCATCGATCGGGATTACCGCGGGGTGAAGTATGCGAAGGATAAGCAGGTTGCACGCTGCGGCAATGCCGTCCCGCCCCCGTTCGCTGAGGCGCTAGTTAGGGCTAATTTGCCTGAGATGTGCCAGACGCGGGAGGCTGCTTAATGGCTAAATCATCAGCAGAACGCAAAGCCGCGCAGCGCGCGCGGCAGTCCGCCGCCGGTGAGCGTAAAATTGAACTGGTGCTGGATGAGCAGGAGCAGGAAATGCTGGCGAGGAACTGCGCCGCCCGGCGCCCTGGCCGTGATCCCTACGAAATGGCCGAGTACATCGCGTTGTTGATCCGCCAGGATGATGCCCGGGTGCGCGGCCGGATTAAAGCCATCAGTAAGAGGAGATGTGGCAAGTGCGGTGATCAGCTTCCGGTAGCATCCTGCCCGCACTCCGGAGAAGCCGCATGCTGGGTGATGTATGGCTGGCACGAAACTAAACTGTCAGCATAGCTGATTGACCATACCAGACAAAAACTAACTGTCAGAAATGGCGGTTTCCTTTTTAATTCAATCGGATAATTTTATGTTTTATTGTTGATTTTTAACGATTAGTGCCCTTAAAGATTTGCGCTCACTGTCAGTTGGTAGTATATATACTGTAAATATATACAGTATTTTGTTGAGGGAGAGGTAGTGCTTGATAAGAAAGACGCAGGAGACCTTCTCCCCGACGATGGCGATGTACTGATAACGTGTGAAAATGGGAAGATCAAGAAGACCAGAATAGTCCACTCTGATGAGCATGTGGCGACACTTAACGCGTTGTTTGAGTTAGCTAAATTGACTGGTTACACCATTATCAAACCAGACGGTACTATGCTATAATTACCCTGTTGGCCTGAACACCCAACACAATGTAATTCTGAACAATTGCTGCGCTAAAGGGGAACCCAATGGCGCAGTTTTCATTTATCAAATCAGCAGGTGATGTATTAATCCCTGCATCTCCAGACGCCCGCGAGTTTGTGAAGAAAATTCGCCTGGGGGCAGTCCTTTACTCTGATTTTAAGCAGGCAAGAAACCCGGCATTTCACCGCAAATTTTTTGCCCTCCTGAATCTGGGATTTGATTACTGGCAACCTTCCGGCGGTGCAATATCGCCAGCCGATAAAAAACTGGTTCGTGGTTACGTGCAGCTGGTGGCCTACTATGCCGGGCACGGCGACACATTGCAGGAACTGGCGGATCAATATCTTCGCGATGAAGCGGAAAAACGCGCCGGGAATATCAGCGCCGTTAAATCATTCGAGGCGTTTCGCGCCTGGGTAACCATCGAAGCTGGTTTTTATAACGAATATCAGATGCCTGATGGCACCATCCGCAAAGAGCCAAAGTCCATATCGTTCGCCAAAATGGACGACCTTGAATTCTCCCAGCTTTATAAGTCAGTCCTCGACGTTCTCTGGAACTTCATTCTGTTCCGCACCTTCCCAACGCAGCAGGCCGCAGAAAATGCAGCCTCTCAGCTTTTCAGTTATGCGACCTGAGGTCACCACCATGACTAAAGACGATAAAGACTGGCTGTCAGACGTAGCCGAACTGGGTTGCATTGTCTGTCGCAATCTCGGTTTCGGTTCCACTCCGGCAGAAATTCACCACATCCGAACCGGGCAGGGCGCTGGCCAGCGCGCAAATCACAAAAGAACCTTGCCTCTTTGCCCTGCACATCACCGAACTGGCGGTTTTGGCGTGGCAATTCATGCCGGACAAAAGACATGGGAGGGCAAATACGGTACCGAACTGGAGTTGCTCGATCAGGTGACGACTGAAGTGAAGGTATTGCGCCTATGTCGGGTTTAACCAGAAAAAAAATTGCGGTGCTTGAGCTTATTCGCACCTGTTCGGAAGGGGTAACTTCTGCCGACGTGATGTATTCGCTCGGTATGTCACGCAGCACTGTATTTTTTATTTTGGACAGTCTGCTTAAAGACAATCTCATATTCCGCGCCCACAACGAAACAGGACGTAATTCACGTCGTATTTATTTCCCAACTGCAGAGCTGGCGGAGGAGTTTTCCGGAAAAAAAATTCCTATGAGCAAACGTGAAAGCTTTTTCGACTCCTGCCGGCGCCACAGCAAAAACTACATGATCACTCTGCTGCTGCGGAGTGCACGACAACCACCGAAAGAGGAAAACCAATGAGTGAAGCAAAACCGCAGGACGGCAGCACTGTAAAAGGCTACCGCACACTAACGCCAGCTGACATTGAGATGATGAATGAGGTCAAAGCTGTAAGCCGCGAGTTCCTCAAAAAGCTGGATTTCCTCAAGTTTGTGCATGAAAGCGAACCAGAGCCAGACCCTCAAACTCTGCGCAGCCTGGCTATCGCGCGCACCAAAATGCAGGAAGCCTGTATGTGGGCATGTCGTGCAGTCGCCCGCCCTGATGCAGACTGCTAACAAATCCGGAGATCAAGAGGCCATTTCAGTTGGTGGCCTCACTGCAAGCAGCATGAACGGAGAAACCAATGATCACCCTTAATGACGAAGAAGCCGAAAAACTCCTGGAGCTGATGAAAGCCCGCTTTCTTAAAGCGCACCTGAATACAGCCATGTATGGCGCAGCTGCTTACGCGAACGGCAATTCTGATCGTGTGATTTTACGCGCAGTAAAAAACGGCGACGCCCCAGAACTGAAAATCCTGATGACCGCTATGGGCCTCATCCCTGAAGAGGAAGACAACAGTGAAAAAACTGCATGAGTTAGACACCAGTATTCAGGTGGAGATCGTCAAAAGTGCTGGCGCCGTTCTGGCTAAAAATTTTGGCTGGCCCGGCGGTTCGGACGGAACGCAGGCAGCTAAAGACATTGTCACATCTGTCGTGGATGCATTCCTGTCGCTTTACCCGGAAGAAAAACCACACGATGAGAAAATTGAAGAGCCAAAAAGCGATCCCGAAGAAATTCAGCAGAAACGGAAATACACCCGTCGTAACACGGAGTAATGAGATATGGCAGCGCCAAAGGGCAATAAATTCTGGCTGGCACGCAGCAAGCACGGGAGAAACCCAAAGTTCTCTGATCCTGAAAAGCTGTGGGATGCCTGCTGTGAATATTTCGACTGGGTGGAAAAACACCCTCTGTGGGAAACCAAAGCATTTAGTTTTCAGGGGACAATCACTAAAGCCAGACTCCCGAAAATGCGTGCTATGACGCTTAGCGGCTTGTTTCTGTTCCTCGATATTGACCGGAAGACGTGGGAAGCATACGCGAAGAAAAAAGATTTACTCCCGATCACTACGCGAGTGGAAAGCCTCATCTATGAGCAGAAATTTTCTGGCGCTGCCGCTGATCTGCTTAACGCCAACATCATTGCTCGCGAGCTTGGGCTGGTGGAAAAAAAATCTGTTGAGGGTGATCTGGAAATGACCGTCAAGGTAAAACACTTCAACGAAAAAGAATAGCCAGGCAATTGAAACGCCTGGCTAATCGATTGAATGAGAAAAACCCCGGCATTTTATCCAGTAGAGTGAATAGGAAGTGAATAAATGGCAGAAATTATTCTCCCGGCGAACAACTGGACTCCACGCCCACATCAGCGAAGGGCATGGGCTGAAATTCAGGGTGGAAAAAAAAGAGCGGCGCTTTGCTGGCCTCGCCGTTACGGGAAAGATGATTTCAGCCTGCACATGACAGCATGTAAGGCATTCGAGCGTGTCGGGAACTATGCCCACTGCCTGCCGCAGGCGAACCAGGTAAGAAAGGCTATCTGGAAGGCGGTTAATCCGAGGACGGGGCGTCTGCGTATCGATGAGGCTTTTCCTCATGAGTTGAGAAGAAAAACGCTCGATAACGAGATGATGATCGAGTTCATCAACGGTTCCACGTGGCAGGCAGTCGGCAGCGACAACTATGGCGCGCTCATTGGTTCCGGTCATGTCGGGATTGTTTTCTCTGAATGGGCACTAAGTAACCCCTCTGCGTGGGCATTTTTGCGTCCGATACTGGCTGATAACGGCGGCTGGGCTTTTTTTGTCTCCACACCACGCGGGAAAAACCACTTCTACAAAATGTTCCAGGGTGGGTTAAAGGATCCTGACAACTGGTTTTGTGATCATTTAAGCGCCGATATTACGCTGCACATCCCACCGGAAACACTCGCTCAGGAGTTGCGCGAGATGCAGGCAGAGCGCGGGGAGGATGAGGGGCAAGCTCTGTTCAATCAGGAATACATGTGCGACTGGAACGCTGCAATACCCGGCGCCTATTACTCATCGATTTTGGTTGGTCTGGAGAAGGCAGGGCAAATAGGGAATGTGCCGTGGGATCCCCAGTATGAGGTTTACACGTCATGGGACCTGGGCATTGGCGACGCAACGGCTATCTGGTTTTATCAGTTTATCGGCAAAGAGGTACGCGTCATTGATTATTACGAATCGTCCGGTGTTGGCCTGGAGCACTACGTAAAAATATTGCGCGAGAAACCGTATACCTATGCTGAGCGTCATTTCTTCCCGCACGATGTACGCGCCCGAGAACTTAGCACCGGAGCATCACGCGAAGAGACGCTGGGCAAGCTGGGGATACGCTGTAAGGTACTGCCGGCCACATCGGTTGATGATGGTATCAGCGAGGTGCGCATGATGCTGCGTTCCTGCTGGTTCGATAAGGCCAAATGCGAAAAAGGCCTGGAGGCTCTGGGACAGTATCAAAAAGAGTGGGACGACACTCGCAAAATGTATAAGCCAACCCCTCTGCATAACTGGACGTCTCACGGCGCAGACTCATTCCGCTATGGTGCAGTAGGCAGTAAGTCTTTGCGTAGCGGCAACCGCCACACAACCCAGCAATTTGCCCAGTCCAATTACGATCCTTATAACCCTCCTGGACAAAGCCAGCAGTTTTACGCTGATTCCGACTGGGATCTGTACGGGGATAACTGATGTCAGACCAAAACACACAAGAAAATGAATCAGAGCGTATCGGCCGGATACTGCGCGAGCAAAAGAGCATGGAAACGGATCGCTCCGTATTCGAACAGCACTGGCAGGAAATAGCAGAGCGCATTCTACCGCGCAGTGCTGAGTTCAAGGGGACCAGGCAGAAGGGCGGTAAACGTACCGAGAAAGCGATAGATGCTACTGGCGCGCTGGCGCTGCAAAAATTCGGAGCGGCCATCGAATCAGTTATCACCCCGAGAACACAGAAATGGCACACTCTCAGCAATGAGCGATTCGCTAATGATGAAGAGGTGCAGCGTTATTTCCAGGAGGTTCGCGATATTCTCTTCCGCCTCCGTTATGCACCGTGGGCTAATTTCGCCTCGCAATCTCATGAGCATTATATTTCCTCGGGTGCATTTGGGACCGGCTGCACGTTCGTTGATAACGTGATCGGAAAAGGCCCGCGTTATTGCACTTATCACCTGCGAGAAATTTATTTCACTGAGAATTTCCAGGGGATGATCGATGTTGTCCACCGTAAATATTGCATGACTGCCCGTCAGGCTATTCAGCAATTTGGCGAAGATAATCTCCCTCAACAGGTAAGAACGACCGCGAAGAGCGACCCGTCAAAGCAATTTAACTTCCTACACCGCGTCGAACCTAATGATAAACGTGACATGTCACGGCAGGACAAAGAGGGCATGCCATTCCGGTCTGTGCATATTTGCATGGAGGGAAGCAAGATTGTGCAGGAGGGTGGCTACTGGTCACAGCCCTATGCAATCAGCCGCTATTACACCGCGCCGGGTGAGGTATATGGACGCTCACCTGCAATGGTTGTTCTACCGGATATTAAGCTGCTGAACGAAATCAACCGCGCCATTATCGAGGGTGCGCAAATGGCCGTGCGCCCGCCGATGCTGTTACCGGAAGACGGCATTCTGCAACCGTTCAAAATGATGCCTGGCGCGCTGAACTTCGGCGGAATGAACCGGGACGGTAAACCACTTGCCTTACCTCTGAATACTGCTACTGATTTTAGCGTGGCGATGACGCTGGCAGAGCAGAAACGACAGACAATCAACGACGGTTTTTTTATCACGCTCTTCCAGATCCTCGTTGATAACCCGCAAATGACTGCAACAGAAGCGATGCTGCGTGCGCAGGAAAAAGGTCAGTTGCTGGCGCCGACCGCCGGGCGTATTCAGGCCGAGTTCCTGGGGACTCTGATCCTGCGGGAAATTGACATTGCTTATCAGAACGGACTGCTGCCCGAACCGCCCGAACAACTGAAGGAAATTGGTGGCGAATACGATATCGAATACACCAGCCCGCTGGTGCGCCTGCAGATGAGTGAAGAAGCGAGCGGGATTATGAACGTCATTAATGCTGCCGGCACTATCGGACAGTTTGATCAGAATATTGCCCGCACCCTGAATGGCGATGCCGCATTGCGCTTTATTGCTAAAGCCAGTGGCGCACCGCTTCAGGTGGGCTTTGTTAATGGAATGGTCGCCTCCCATCTCTTGTGCCACAGTGGGACGATAAATCGTCACTCATTGAACGGAGCGCTGCTATCATGAACGTTAAAACTATTGGAATCGATTTGGCAAAAAACGTTTTCCAGATCCATGGGGTTGACGAGCACGGAAAACGGTTGTTCAACAAACAACTCAGACGGGCACAAATGGCCTCCTTTTTTGCCAACATCCCACCCTGTTTGATCGGCATGGAGGCCTGTGCATCTGCTCATTTCTGGGCCAATAAACTGATATCGATGGGCCATAATGTCAAACTGATGGCCCCTCAGTTCGTCAAACCCTATGTTAAAACCAATAAGCATGATGCTGCAGACGCTGAAGCTATTTGTGAAGCCGTCACTCGACCTAACATGCGGTTCGTGCCGGTCAAAACCGCTGAGCAGCAAGCCGTATTGGCACTTCACCGGAGTCGTCAGAGCTTCATCAAACAGCGAACCGCACAAGCCAATCAAATCAGGGGGTTATTGGCCGAATTTGGCATTGTCGTCCCCCGAGGTATCCAGCAGCTACAGCGACGATTACCTGAGCTCGTGGAAGATGCGGATAACCCGTTACCCGTCCTGTTTCGTACACAGCTGAGTCTACTACAGCACCACATGGCGTACCTGTTCGATGTCATCGCTACACTCGACAAGCAGATTGAGCAGTGCTATCGGCAAAATGCTCTCTGCCAGCGTATCGGCAAGATCCCTGGTATTGGCCCTGTTACCGCCAGCGCGCTGATTGCGACCATTGGTAAAGCCAACAATTTCGAGAATGGCCGACAACTGGCTGCCTGGCTCGGATTGGTTCCACGTCAGCACTCCAGTGGGGGTAAACAAGTCCTGCTCGGGATAAGCAAGCGAGGTGATACCTATTTGAGGACCTTGCTTATCCATGGTGCCAGGGCGGTATTGCAGTCGGCCAAACATAAACAGGATGCCGTATCGAGCTGGGCTAACCAGCTAATGGCGCGCCGGAATAACAACATTGCCTCGGTAGCATTGGCTAACAAGAATGCGCGGACTGTGTGGGCGCTCCTGGCCAAAGAGCGGGAGTATTGTGCACCAATAATAAGCGCTTAAGTTGCTTAATCAGTAAGACAGAAACAACACCACCGATTGCCCAGGCAAGCATGAAGTGATGGCAAGACAGGTCAGACCGCGATGGGGAAAACCCGGTTTATTCAAGGCTCCTGAAAGAGCGCTTTGTTGATAGAGGCCTCCATCAGCGTATTCCATCAGGGACAGAGGTATTTTACATCACCTCGGCAAAGTCCGGATCTATGGCTGCAATCGATGACCAGTAAAGCCACCACAACATATTTAGCTTGGCAAACAGGAGGCGACCATCTATGAATAAATCAGATTT